ACATACAAAGCGATAAAGGAGGGTAAACCGACAGAGTTTGACCCTAGAAATGATGGTGAGGCTCTATGGGAGGTGCGGCATAGTCTAGGAAATTTGCTACTTAAGCGTAAAAGAAACCCACATGTGTTTCAGTCTCTATACCAGCAAGACCCAAAACCAGCGGAGGGTCTGATGTACACCACGTTTAAAACTTACGACGTGCTGCCAACGGAAAAAGGAGTCAGAAGAAACTATACGGACACGGCAGACACTGGTAGCGATTACCTATGCTCTATATGTTACATTGACTACCGTCACTCGCTATATATTACTGATGTTTTGTATACCAAAAAGCCAATGGAGGTGACTGAAAAGGAAACAGCAAGGATGATAGTAGCAAACGACACAGAGCATATACTTGTAGAGAGCAACAATGGAGGTAGGGGGTTTGCACGTAATGTAGAGACAAACGTACGCAATCTAGGTAACTACAAGGCAACCTTTAAGACATTTACCCAGCACGACAACAAGCAGATTCGCATATTTAGCCACTCCGCAGACGTCCAAAACATGGTATACTATCCAAGCAATTGGGAGCGTATGTTCCCCGATTTTGCCAAAGACGTAAAAGGTTTTCTTAACGAGGGCACAAACAGCCATGATGACGCTCCAGATGTGCTTACAGGGATGGTAGAGGCGTTGGCAACGAAGAAAAAAAGCGGAATAATTGTACACAATTAATATTTTTTGTTTATATTTGCTTCGACAGGCAAAGGGTAAGCCGTAACTATAACAGTATAAACCATTTAAAACATAATCATTATGTCACAAGTATGTTCTTGCCCAGCTGCTGCAGCTCTTACAGCTATACCAACTGGCAACTGTGCCGAATCTTTCGGACAAATTCAAAAGGTAGCATTTCAGCGTCTTTACTCAGCTGCAGGCGTTAAAAACAAGTTCGATAGCGTCGCTCTCATAGGCAAACTAGCGTCGTGGACAGCGTTAACAGCAGCTTTAGATGGCACAAAGATAGTCGTGTCGCCTTATATTGAGGCTCCAACTAACGAGGCAGGAGCTGCCATAACATTTGGCGGTGGAAATGAAACACTCGGAGGTCAGCAACGAATAATTGGTCGCGAACCATCTACTTTTAGCGCTGTTATACGCGAGCAAGGTCAAGATGTTGCAAAGGCTCTCAAAATGCTACAATGTGAGGCGGCAGCTGGTAATCTTGGAGTATTTTTGTTTAACGAAAACGGTCAAATAGAGGCTATACAAGATACTACAACATCAACTACCTACTATCCTATACCTGTGCGCACACTGTTTGTGTCAGATAAAACTCACGGAGGTTTGGATACTCCAGACAGCAACATAATCTCATGGACGTTTGCGCCAAATTACTCTGACGGTCTTAAAATCGTGACTCCAGAGTTTAACCCTTTGACAGACTTATAACGATAGGTTATGACGAATAGTAAACATACAATGGTAGAGCTTGAGGTTGCAGATAGTGACCTCAAGCGCACATTTACATTTGAGCACGCTGAGGCGTTACTTAGGTTGCAAAACAACGGAGGTTGGCGATTGCCAGCTGATTCAAACTTTAAATTTAGCCACGAAAATGGAGTTGAGCTTAGACAAGATTGCAAAAGAGCTACAGGAGAGGAGCAAATCAGCAGCGATACAAAGAGCAAAAGAGCATCAAAATAGGATAAAATTCCACGCCGAGACAAGGATAGATGGAAAAAACGACTCCTATTTAAGCACATTCTTAAGCATAGCTGACAACCTACTACCGTCCGACAAGGCTGCCCAATTTAAGTCAATGTTTCGCTATCCCGTTGTAACTAACGGTATATGTGGAGAGATATTTGACAAACTTGGCAGGATATTCGACGGCAGGAATCCTGTGTATAATTATAGCTTTACAAAGCCAGAGTATGCAGACGATTGGAGCAATTACAGAAGCAAAAAGCTTGACGAGCCAAATGTATGGAATACAAAAGGATGGGAGTTTTTTAAGACCGAGATTAACTCGGTGTTAGTCATTGACATGCCAACAGTGCAGGCGTCAGATTACCCAGAGCCTTACTTTTACTGGCTTCGCATAGGAGAGGTCATATCGTATCAAGCAAACCCTACCACTGGCATAATGGATTACATCATATTTAGGGCGAGCGACAAAGAGATAGCCGTGATTGATGGCGTTTATTACAGGCTATTTGGTTCAAAAGACGGTGTTACGATTGATAACACTATAAGCATATCAGAGCATCACTTAGGCTTTTGTCCTGCAAGGTTTTTCTGGGACACACCAATGTCAATTAACAATCATGATGTTAAGCAACACCCATTAACAAAGGTGCTAGAGTCTCTCGACGACTACGTGTTTTCGTACGTGAGCAAAAAAAATCTCGACCTCACTAGCTCATACCCAATATATTCAGGCTACGAACAGACGTGCGACTACGAGAGTAAAGAGGCTGGTGTACATTGCAACGGGAGAGGTCAACTTAAAAACAACCAAGACCAATATGTATATGACGCTAACGGTATACCACAGGCGTGTCCTATTTGCGGCAAGCATAGGATAGTTGGAGCTGGCTCTTACATCGAGGTTCCAGTGCCAGAAGAGGGTCAACCCGACCTCAAAGACCCTATCCACATGACAGCTCCAGCAGTTGACTCACTTAAATATCACGTTGATGAGTTACAACGCAAACGCAAAAGCATCATTGATAGTGTAGTAGGTGTTGACAACACACTATCAACACAGGCAATCAACGAGTTGCAAGTACAATCTAGCACAGAGAGCCAACTCTCAGTGTTATACAAACTGAAGACAAGTTTTGAAAACGCTCAAAAGTTTGTCGACGAAACTATATGCAAGTTGCGTTACGGCAACATGTTTACGGGCTGCCAGATTAATTATGGCACAGAGTTTTATGTGGCTACAACGAGCGAATTGCGTGCTAAATATAAGCTTGCAAAAGAGTCAGGAGCAACGATGTCAGACCTTGACGCCATGCAACGGCAGATTATAGACAGCGAATATCGCAATGACAGTATACAGGCTCGTAGGATGATTATACTCAACGACCTTGAGCCATTTAGGCACATGTCATATACTGACGTTAACGACTTATACAGTAAGGGTATAATCACAAAAGAGGAGCTTAAACTCAAGATAAACTTTATGGAGTATGTGCGACGTTTTGAGCGAGAGAATGTAAGCATTACCGAGTTTGGCTCAATATTGCCTTATAAAGATAAAATCGAAAAAATAACAAAAAAACTTAAAGAATATGCGAACGAAAACTAACGAGCTAGTAACATTACTAGACATTACACCTGAGCAGTATGCGGTTAGAGAAGACGAACAACATCTATACCATTGCAGAATAGAGTTGGCGCAATTTGACCCAAAGAGTGGTAATAGATTATCCCACCCAAGCCTCCAGAAATTTAATGAAAAAGAGGTAAGCGGCGGTATGTTAAGCCGATTGGCAAAACAAGGCTATACCGTTGACGTGCTTTATTCGCCAGAAGAGTTTACCCGCAAATTAATGGCAGGAAATGCTCCAGCAGCAAAGTCAGCAAAGTCAGCAAAAAAATAACAAAACAAAACTAAATCAAAAGGTAAGATTATGATTACAGCAGACATTTTAAAAGCAAACGAGCAGTTAGCCAAACTGACAGATGAGCAAATAGCATCAATCGTCACACTGTCAACCAACGATGTAAACGCAGAGATTGGGAAAAAGATTGGAGAGCTATATCGCCAACTTGACACAACCATTGACACATCAACTGGTATAGCACGTAAGGGCGACGAAAAAACGTATAACTATCTTGAGAGAGCTATAAAAGAGCTTAAGGGTGGTATGCCTAACGTCGACGAAATGAAAGGCAAAATTAAAACACTTACAGACGAAAAGACAAGACTTGAGGCTCTAATTGCGGAAGGCAGTAAAGACACCGAGACTGCTCAGCTACTCAACCAAGCTAAGGCAGAGCTTAAGAGCACCAAAGATTTATATCTTGGTTTGCAGACCAAGTTTGACGAGCAAGCAAAGACACATAAATCAGAGCTATTCGGATTGCGTGTGGAAAACGAATTAACCAACGCTCTAAACGGTCTTAAATTTAAAGCAGAGATACCAGCTAATGTGACGAAAACGTTTGTAAACGCTGCTATTAGCAAGGTAAAAGGCTTAAATCCTGACTACGTCGACGATGTAAACGGAGGCAAAAGGCTTGTATTTAGGGATGCAAATGGTGTGGCAATAAGCAATCCTACTAACCTAGCACCTTACACAGCGGCAGAGCTTATTGGAAACGAGCTAAAGGATATAATCGCAATCAAAGGAGCTAAAGGAACGGGGACGCAAGTCGATGGTGGCGGAAGTAACAATGACACTGTTACCATCGGCAACGCAAGGACACAGCAGGAGGCAATGACGATTATATCTAAGAGCCTATGTGCACAAGGTTTGACAGCAGGCAGCAAGGAGTTTCAAACCAAACTAGACGCGGCGTGGGCAGAGAACAAAGTAAAAAGTCTGCCAGTGAAATAGAAACAACAGGCAAAGGGTAAGCCACAATATTAACTATAAATAAATAAAATCATGAGTATTATTGCAACGAGAATGCAAAACTGGCGTGTGGCAAACCCTGAGTTTGACCGAAACATGTCAAAGATTAAAGAACATGGTGCTTTGGACTTTTTCGTAAACCAAACGGAGGCTCCAAACAGCATCATAAGTCAAGAACTACGAGACCGTGCGTTTAAGTCAATCGGGAACACCGTGCAGTTACCTGTAATTAACTATGACGGAAACGTAACAGTTGGGAGCGCACGCACGTGTACGATTGCCGATGCCGAGAACACCTCAGCGTTATATTCAGTCGTTTTCTCAACCTATCAAGTCGGTTTTACGATGGTCCCAGCAGCTTACAGCAACAACGATATTAGCTACGAGCAAGACTGGAACAGAAAAATGCAAAAGTCAGCAAATGCACTAGCAAACGCCCTTGACCAGGCAGCTATAACAGCTCTTGCAGCACGTAAAACATCTGTTTTTGCCGACTTACTTTATTACACCGAAACTGGCGATGTTGTACAAGTACCTTGGACAATGCGTCAAGAAATCGTTGGAGACCTTGACCCAATCATGAGAGCTAACAGTTTTCCCGGCTCTATCAATCTGATAGGCAACGGAGGCGTTGATAGCTTGCTACGAAAAATGGCAGAGCATGGTTTGTACAACGACGTCAACAAACAGTTTGAGTTTGAGGGTAAAACACTCTATTTTACAAACAACATAACTAATGGTGTTGGAAAATTTGCGACAATGTACGCAGTCGAAGATGGTAATGTTGGCATACTTACTCGCGTTGACCGTGAGGCGTTGCTAGGGTCAAGCGCAAACGGTCACGAGTGGGGCATTGCAACTATGCCATACATTAACATACCAGTTGGCACACACTACTACACAGCAGTAGGAGACCAATCAGGTATAGCAGGAGCTGCAACGGCTGACTTAACTTGTGGGGTAAAAGAGTATTTCGGTTTCTCCGTTGACGTTGCTTTTATAGTTGCGTACAACTCTGATGAGGAGAGCATTGCTAATCCTATCGTCAAGGTGGAAATCAACTCATCTGCATCGGCAAACCCATTTGCAACAGCAGTAGAGGTAATTAACACAGATGCTAATCCTGTTAAAACACAAGCGGTAGTGGTAACACCATAACTGATTGCGACATAATTTTTTAAAAGAGGTGGATATTTTATCCACCTTTTTTTGTATCTTGCAAAAAAATATATACAGATGTATAGACTCACCACCATCCAAGACGAGCTACTCAACCTTGTAGGCTGGGAGCAAAGCTATAACCCAGCTAAAAGAATAAGTGATAGCCTGACGCATGGCACAAGCGGTATGACATACCAATCAGCACATCCTCTACTTACGCTTGACAACATCGAGGCGATTATGCCAGATAACTATGCTATGAAATATGTAGCGTGGGATGAGGCTAGAGAATATACCAAAGGAGACAAGGTAAAGCATGGCAACCTATACTATATTGCAACAGACGCAAGCACAAACCAAACGCCATCGGCAGGCTCACAATATTGGACTAGTTTTAACCCACTATCTGACTACCTAGAGACATTGACACGCAATGGCATCACAAAGCTTGTGCAGACGTTTATCGACACAAAGCAGCTACGTAAAGAGACAAGCCTGTTAATGGAGCGTAAATCATTTTTCGACGGTGCCGCAAACATAAACAACACGATAGAGAGTAGACATAGACTTGTAGGTCTTGCTATTGTACCAGTCCGCTCAATGGGAGTAACAATGAGGATAGAGAGGATAGGCTTACAGATGAGAGGCGCAACTGGAGTGATTAAGTTATACCTATTCCATTCGTCCCTTGTTGAGCCAATTAAGACTTATGAGGTTGATTTTACAAGCACCAACGGCGGTTTTATGTGGTTTGACTTGCAAGACTGCTACCTCCCATATATAGGCAGTAACACAGACGCAGGCGGTCAATGGTATATTTGCTACAACCAAGATGAGCTACCACTTGGCATGGAGGCTCTTAACGTCTCTAAAGATTGGAGCAGAGAGCCTTGCTCAACGTGCAACAACGGGAACATTGAGACGTGGAGGGAGTTACAAAAATATGCTCAGGTAACACCATTTTGTTATGGTGTAAATCAGGATGAGTGGGCAGAGAGCAAAAACCTATGGCAAATAGATAGGACAATCTACACGCCAACAACTAACTATGGAATAAATGCCATATTTTCGATTGGTTGTGATTTAACCGACTTGATTGTTTCGCAAAAACATCTGTTCCAGACCGCGTTGCAGTTGCAGGTAGCGGCAATAGCATTAAGAACAATGGCAATGAATCCAAATGTCAACATTAACCGTAATCAGTCTAATGTGTCAAGGATGGACGTCTTGTACGAGCTCGACGGAAACACAGGCGGTAGAGCTGGAGGGATAGGATATGAGTTGAGCAGAGCCTATAAAGCGATAGAGCTTGACACTAAAGGTTTAGACAGGATATGCCTAGCGTGCAATAACAGAGGTGTGAGATATACAAGTATGTAGTATAATGGCACAAGGATTAAACGCTATATTAGACTTACGTGCTAAGCTATCCGCGATAAACGATAGCCTAATGGATAACACATTGGTAATAGCGTCGCTGTCTAAGCCTATCAATGAGGCTCAAATCTGTGAGCTAAATAGCGAACAGCAGCTATATGACTATGGTGTAAACGCCTTAGGAGTGGAAATATCAAGCTACCAACCTTACGCACCATTGACAATTGACATTAAGACGACGAAAGGGCAGCCGAGCGACAGAGTAACACTACGAGACACTGGAGATTTTCATGGCTCTTTTTTTGTTAAATTTGGTAAAGATGGCTTGGTTATAGATGCAACGGACAGTAAGAGAGACAAACTCGTTCGTAAGTATGGGAAACAAATCTTTGGGTTGACACAAGAAAGTAAAACATACGTCTCAAACGAGATAGTGAAACCAGAGTTACTAGACGAAATAAAAGCAATATTGTATGGACATAAATGATACACCTCAACTATTTGACACTGTAATTAGTGATATAAACAGCTGTATGTCAACAGAGCTTACATGGTTGACTAACACATTCGGCAGAGCACGTAAAATCATTAAGGTAATTGACGGCAAAGAATATCGTATACCTGCCGTATACATAGGTAGTGGCAATTACAGAGAAATGTTACCTGATAGTATGTTAGGCAATTACTCTTTCTTTTTGATTCCAGACACACAGACATTAGACGCTAGGTCTCGCTCATCCGTGAGACTAAAGACAAACTTTAGCCTCATAATATGGTATGATATACGCACAATATTTGCCGATAGCAACAACACGGAGGCTATTAAGAGCCAAATATTAACGGTCCTAAACACAAGATTGTGCATTAAATCTGGTAGTGTTATGTTGACAAAGATTTCCGAATCAGCAGAAAATATATACCGAGAGTTTACTACCACAGAGGCGTCCAATCAATATATGATGTTCCCTTTTTGTGGCATAAGGATAGATGGTGAGATGACAAAGACACAAGACTGTATAAATATATGATGATGACTTTAGAGATATATGCAATAGCAGTAACATTTACGGCTCTTGCGAGTGCTTTCGTTTTGCTCTTGCTACGTAAGCAAGGAGCAATAGAGTATATGCAGGTACACGGTGGTAAGGTAATATCGGAGCTGGCAAACTGTAATTTCTGTCTATCATTTTGGGCAAATTTGTTCCTCGCGTTGATACTATGCGCAGCTATGCCAACACCTATATTTATGACTATGCCAATATTTGCTACACCAATCACAAGAATTTTGCTATGAAAAAAGTAACACTACAAGGGCACAAAATCGAGATATATGATAGCATAGATGAGCTACCCATAGTTAGATTCCAAATCTATAACAAATATTTACTGCTTGATTGCGGCATAGGTAGCGATATGGAGAGTGTAGACGAACGGCTCGAAAGAGTATACAGGTACATCAAGCTTAAGGATTTGGAAAATTTGCAAAAAGAGGTATGCAACCTAAGGGAGGCGATATATTTTGTAATTAGCGAGCTATCTCCGCGATATATGGCATTTTGCTGTCTTGTTGGTATACTCGACGGTAAGAAGATAGGTGACACAGCAGACGACATTAGAGAGGTTTACGAGACGCTAAAATCTGAAAAAAAAAAGGACATAGATGACCTACTAGAAGAGGCAAAGACAAAGATATGTGGGGAATTAGATTTATATTTTCCGTCAATATTCGAGTCGACGAAAACAAAAGAATATTACGATTTAATCAAGCGCAAAACAACACTAACACTTGATGATATAGCCAATGGAACGAGTGAAAACGAGGCGGAAATAGATAGTCTGACTGACAAACTACTAACTTTTACAAAGCCGCAGGTTTACTCGGGCAAAAACGGAGCAGAGGTGAGCTACACCAAAAACTTTGAAAGCATCTGTGTCATCCTGTCAAGCAACTACAACATACAACCTAAGGCTATGACAACCCTAGCGTTTTACAGTGCTTACGAGCTGCACACTAAGGAGCAAGACTTTAAAACAAAACAACGCCATGGATAACAACAACCCAGTAAGATATTCTGACCTGATTTCGCCTGACGATTCGGTCGAAAAGTTAGTAAAACAGCTAGATGATTTATCTAGCTCTTTACAGTTTGTGCAAAAAAGTGCCGTGACGCTAAAAGAGTCAATGGTTACTACGTCAGGAGCAACCGATAGCGGACGCGAGGCGATAGCTAAGGCTAGCAAAGAGGCGGACAAACTCGCAAAGGCACAAGCAGAACTTGCTTTTGCTCAATCTGAGGCAGGTAGGAAGTTAGCAGAGTATAAGGCTCAGATTGCTGATGTAAACGCAGAAAACAAAAGGCTTGCAAAGACTGTTGACGCAGCGGCAGGCTCTTATGATGACTTATCTGCAACATACTCACGCCTTAAAAGTGAGCTTAACAAGATGGCACCGAAGACAAAGGAGGAGGTTGCGACGTTTGCAGAGATGCAAAAGAGAGCGGCAGAAGTAAGAGCTGAAATGGATAGGCTCCAGAAAGCAACAGGAAACTATTCCATATCCGTAGGTAATTACAAGGAAGGAACGCAGGAGCTAATTGGCGTGCAAAAGTCAATGAGGTCAGAGATAAAAGACGTCAAAGAAGAACTCGCAAGACTCAATCTTGCTGGCGAAACAACATCATCACGGTATAAAGAGCTAGTTGCTAGAGCTGGTGAGCTTACAGACGCAATGGGTGACGCTAGCCAAGCAGCTCGTATGTCAGCGAGTGATACAAGCAACCTTGACGCTGTACTGGGAGCAGCAACAGCTGTCACGGGAGGGTTTGCGGTAGCAACGTCAATGATGTCTATACTAGGAGCCAACACAGAGGATGTTGAAAAGGCTCAACGTAAGTTACAGGAGGCAATAGCTCTCGTTAACGGTGTACAATCAATTGCAAACGCCTTAAATAAGGATAGTGCTCTACGCGTTAAACTACTTGCTATAAGTCAAAAACTACTTGCTAAGACAACGAGTGAGGCGGCAACGGCTACAAATGGAGCTACACTTGCAACTAAAGGATTCAGAGCTGCTATCATATCAACAGGCATAGGAGCCTTGGTTGCTGCCTTAGGTTTTGCCGTGTCTAAATTTATCGAATATAGGGACAAGAGTGAGGCGGCTGCTAACGCCTCAGAACGGATGAAAGAGCAAGCAGAAAAGGATGCCGTAGAATTGTCAAAAGCGTACGAAAACCTTGCAGATGCTAGGAAAAACTATACCAATGTTGTGCGAGAGCATAACGAGGCAGAGGGCGGAACGTCGGTGGTAATTAAGAACCTCAACG